CAATGGTCAGAAGAAAACTTTCTCACTACTACAAAATGGAAATAATGTGATTGGTTTTGCAACTAATCAAGCAATTGTTCTTAATTCCAACATTCTTCAGGAACCACAAGGTGCCCAATCAACCACTGGAGACTTTGCTCTTGGCGAGGTTGCAGGTGTCACAAGTATCACATATCTTGGTGACAGTGTATCATCTGAAGATGATCCCAATAGAGCAACTATTCCAAGAGGTGGTACAATTATTTCCGTTGCATCAACTCCAGGTTTAGGATTCCAACCACTTATATCTGCAGGTGCTTCCTGTTTCGTATCGGCAGGTGGAACTATAACCTCTATTAGTATTGGTAATAGTGGTTCTGGCTACAGAACTGGTGTTGGTACGATTAATGTTGGCTATGCAGTTTCTTCCACTGGTATAACCACTGTTGTGAACATTGGTACCGCAACTGTCCAAAATGGACATGTTGTTGCAATCACAACTAATTATTTTGGTGCAAATCTTGATCAGAATTATCCTCCCGTTATTGTAATTGATGCTCCACTTCCATATTCTAGTATTCCTTTAGTTTACAATGAAGGAACAACTGGTATTGGAACTGGTGCAAAAGTTGATGTCAAAGTTGGTCAGGGATCAAGTATAATTGAGTTCGAAATTGTTAGTGGTGGTTTTGGTTATGGTGTTAGTGAAGAACTAAGATTGTCGATTGGTGGAACCACTGGTATCCAGACGGAGGGTTCTGGATCATTCGATCAATTTGTTCTTACAGTAACAGATGTATATCGTGATACCTTTAATGGGTTTACGATTGGTGAACTTGATGTATTTGACAAACTCGATGATCAATTCGATGGAGTCAATAGATCTTTCCCACTTTCAATCGCAGGAAATCTTTTCGCGATCGAAACCGCAGAGGGTTCTAACATTAACATTGCCCAATGTCTAATTGTCACGATTAATGACATTTTACAAGTCCCGAATCAGGCTTACAAGTTTAGCGGTGGTTCATTGATTGAATTTACTGAAGCTCCTAAGAAGGGTGATTCATCCAAAATCATTTTCTACAAAGGAACACCTGATGTTGACGTTGTTCTTGTAGATATTCTAGAGACTGTAAAGATAGGTGACACACTACAACTTAAGAATGATTCATCTTTGGGTCAAGGATTTGGATTCTTCCAGGAAGAAAGAATTGTTACTGGTATCACAACTTTAGATACAGTAAGAACCTTCCCCTATGATGGTCCTGGAATTACAACAAATAAATCACTTGTAAGACCAATCACATGGTGTAAACAAATTGACGATATCTCAGTTAATGGTAGTTTCGTCACTAAAGATAGAGTTGATTACGAACCATCAATTTATCCAGCTGCTTATATTACTTCATACGTAGGTGTTAACAGCACACAAGTTTACACTGATACTACAAGACCATTCTTCAACTCTTCAAACGAAACCTCACTTCTTGATTATCAAGATAGAATTACGATTGTAGATCAAAGTTCAATTGTTGGTGCTGTTGCAACAGTGACAGTAAGTACCGCTGGTACTGTCACTGGATTTACACTCAGTAATGTTGGTGCAGGTTATTCGACTGCAACGGTATCTATTGGTCAACCCATCGACATTGTCGGTGGAACAAGAGCCACTGCTACCGCATCCGTATCAGCAGGGGGAACAATTTCTGGATTCACTATCACAAATGCAGGGGCTGGTTATTCATTGTCTAACCCACCCGAAGTTTTAATTTCTGTTCCCAAGTCAAGAAGAGAGGTTATTGGTGTCAACTCATACTTTGGTGATCAAGGTATCATCGTCGGTTATGCACAATCCTCAGGTGCTCTAGGAACATTAGAACTCTATATCCCTCAAGATTCATTTATGAGGGATGATGATATTGTTGGTACTGGTATTACATTAAGTACCCTAAATGCAGATGATTTGTTTGTTGTCAATCTTTCTAGTTTTGGTTTATCAACAAATACCAGTGATGGGATTTATCGTGTATCAAAGGCTTATGACTTTGTAACTGATTTGAATTCGGTTGGTCTTGGTACCACAGCTATCAGAAGAGTTGAAGTAGAAAATGTTGGTTTTGGTACTACAGTTGCTGGTTTTACAAGAGGAAAAGACTTAGGTGAATATACATGGGGTAAAATACAATTCAAGAATAGAGTCGCAACTAATGCACTCACATTCACTCCTAATGGATATTCTGGATTGACTACTTCTCCAGTGGTTCAAAGATTGAGACCTCTTAAATTCAATAACTATCTAACTTAAAATAAATAAAACATAGAAAAGGATCCTACAGTAGATGGCATACCAAGGTATTAACACTGGCACTACGCCAAATGATGGTACAGGTGATTCCCTAATTGATGGTGGAGTTAAAATTAATAGTAACTTTACCGAGATTTATAATCTTATTGGTGATGGATCAGATCTTGCCGTAGGTGTTGTAACTGTCATTACTGCAGGTACAAATGTTGCAGTTAATACATCAACTGGATCTGTCCAAATATCTGCACCAACTCCAGTATCAATTGCAACAACTGATGTTGACATTTCAAGAAACCTTAAAACAGTTGGTATCACAACTTTGGGTGTTACCACAACCACATCATTTTTAACTTCTGGAATTACAACTCTTGCAAGTCAAGGTGGTATCACAACAACTGGTGGTGACTTTTATGTTGGTGGTGATCTTTATGTATTAGATGATATTGTATATGATGAAGTAACGGGAAGAAATATAAACATCACAGGTGTAGGTACATTTGGACAACTATTTGTTGGTTCAGGTCATTCTGCAGGATCATTGGATGTATCGGGTGTTTCTACTCTATCAGGCAATGTAAGTCTAGGTGCATCTCTACTATTAGTAGATGGTGCACAAATTTTAATGGGTGATAATTCAGAATTTGTAATTTTACACGATGATAGTGCTGGAAACGTTATCAGAGCAAATACTGGAGAACTGAATATTGAGGGAAATACTGTAAACATTACAAGTGGTGCTGGTACCACTCAAGTCATTGCAACTAACGTCGATAATAAATTTGGTGTAGAGCTTTATTACAATAATACCAAGAGATTAGAGACAAAAAACGGTGGTGTTAGAGTACTAGGTTATTTTAATGTATCAGGGATTAGTACTCTTGGTATCGTAACTGGTGCCACATATTATGGTGATGGATCAAACCTGACACTCACTGGTGCTGATGCTTCTGGTGTCACAGGTATTACAACATTGATCCAGGCAGGGTCCAATATCAGTGTTACAACTAATTCTGGTATATCAACGATCTCATATACTGGTGTTGCCAACACATCTAACATAAGTGCTGATACTTTAGTTGTTTCGGGAGTATCAACATTAGGTGTTGTAACTGGTGCAACATATTATGGTGATGGTTCAAACATTACACTCACTGGTGCTGATGCTTCTGGTGTTACTGGTATCACGACTCTCATCCAAGCAGGATCTAACATTAGTGTAACAACTAATTCAGGTATTAGTACTATTTCGTATACGGGAGTAGCAAACACCTCAAATATTAATGCAGATAGTTTAGTTGTTAGTGGTGTATCTACATTGGGTGTTATTACTGCAACTAATCAATATAACACTGGTATTGTTACTGCTGTTGGAGGATTTGTTAGTTCAGCTTCTACACAGGGTGTTCAGATTACATTCTCGGGAACGACTTTAACATTTACTGTTGCAGGAATTGGTTCCACAAGTCTTACATTATCCTAATAAATAAGAAAAAAGTCCTCTAACAAATGGCTGCGATAATTACTGATCAACTTCGTATTTTGAACGCGAAGAACTTTGTCGATTCTGTACAAAGTTCCTCAAATTCATATTATGCTTGGATTGGTCTTCCAGATGCTCCAGAGTTTCAGAGTGACTGGAATTCAAATCCTCCAGCTCCTAAAGATAGTTTGGATGACTCCAACTACTACTGGGACACCATGTTGGCCCTTAAAAAGATCAATAGTGGTGATGTAAGTCAGGTTGTCAGGAAAATTGCTTGGCAGTCTGGAACCACATATGATATGTGGAGAAATGATATTGATAGAGACAACCCATCTCAACCCTCTGGATCGTATGACATCTATGATTCAAACTTCTATGTAATGAATAGTGAGTACAAGGTTTATATTTGTCTATTCAATAATGCAAATCCTGAAAATAGTTTTAGAGGTGGTCCTTCTCTAGATGAACCAAATTTCACTGATTTAGAACCTAGAGAAGCTGGTAGTAGTGGTGATGGCTACATTTGGAAATATCTCTACACCATCAAACCAAATCAGATTATTAAGTTTGATTCCACTAATTACATTGCCGTACCCACTGACTGGGAAACAAATGCATCATATTCGGCAGTAAGAGAAAATGCCGGCACTAGTGGTCAAATTAAAATTGTAACGATCAGGAATCGCGGTGTTGGTATTGGTACTGCTAACGTCACTTACACAAGAGTTCCAATTTTGGGTGACGGACGAGGTGCTGAGGCAACTGTTGTTATTAATAATGATTCAAAAGTTGAATCAGTTACCGTTTCAAAGGGTGGTAGTGGATATTCCTTTGGTACATTAGATCTCGAAAGAGGTGGAGTTCCCAACGGTACAATTGATCCTATTTTTGATGTAATCATTCCACCTCCTGGAGGTCATGGTGCTGATATTTACAGAGAACTGGGAGCTTATAATGTTCTTTCATACGCTCGTTTTGAGAATGACACACAAAACCCAGACTTCATTACAGGAAATCAATTTGCACAAGTAGGTATTGTTAAGAATCCAAAGAATTACAACTCAACTACAAATCTGACGATCGACAAAGCAAGTGCAGTATATGCACTTAAGTTAGTAGGTACTGGTTACAGTCAAGCTTTATTCACTGCTGACTCCTTTGTTACTCAAACCATTGGTTTGGGTTCAACTGCAGTGGGAAGAGTCGTATCGTATGATCAACAAACTGGTATTCTAAAGTTTTGGCAGGATAGAAGAACTGCAGGTTTCAATACAGATGGAACTAAGAATACTACTCCAACATATGGTTTTGAACAGTTGAAATTTACCGCAGATCCTGTGACTGGTGGTTCAATTCAAATCAGTCCCACAACAGGTAATACTCTCAATATTGATGTTTCATTCTCGGGTGTATCTACCACAATAAATAGTCGTACCTACTACCTGGGTCAGGAATTCGTAAAAGGAGTTTCGAATCCAGAGTCTGAAAAGTACTCTGGTGACATCATCTACATTGATAACAGACCATCAGTTACTAGATCATCTTCACAGAAAGAAGACGTTAAAGTTATCTTGCAATTCTAAGAGATATGCCACAGGAAACTAATCTCAATGTCGCTCCTTATTTTGACGACTTTGACCCGCAGTCAAACTATTACAAAGTACTGTTTAAACCTGGTTTTCCAGTTCAAGCAAGAGAACTGACAGGTCTTCAGTCTATTCTGCAGAATCAGGTTGAAGAAATGGGTAACCATTTCTTTAAAGAAGGTGCAAAAGTAATTCCTGGTGACTTAACATACGTCCAAGATTTTTATGGTATTCAAATTGAACCTGAGTTTCTTGGTATTCCTATTGGTATCTATCTTGACCAAATTGTAGGTACAAAAGTCACTGGAGCAACATCTGGTGTTACTGCAAAAGTTGTCACTTATATCACAGACCAAGAATCAGAGAGAGGCACTTATACTCTGTATCTTAACTATGAAAATTCTTCAACCTCTGATGAAGAAGTTTCAACATTTTTAAGTGGTGAGGTTCTTCTCACCAGTAAAAATATTACAT